GGTCAAACCGCCACAGTCTTTCTCGTGAACCTCGAACAGTTCCAGCACCAGCCGCTCCGCTTTGGTCAGGTTGCGCTTGGGAATCAAGACAACCGCCCCTCCCAGAACCGCGTCAAGTCGCGTCCTGGGGTCACACCTTCTACTTGAAGACAACGGCGAAGCACGGCTTCGTGAGCACTGCTTGTTGGCGTGCTGGGTGCCCAGATGAGGTTGGACTCGTTCATTCGACTGGCGACAGTCCGTCCTGCGTCCCAAGACTCACAGACCAGAAGCACACGCCCCAGTCGAGTACGAACTTCTGCGCCACTTGTTGTGGCCCACAGTTCGATACCATCAATGGGTTCTTCGACCGTCCCCGCAGACTTCGCGACACGAGTCATACCTGCCAGGAAGCGACCGATGGGCTTGGCCCAAGTGCGGTTTTCCTTGTCAACGTACACAACCATCAGCGGGTACCGCTTGCGGTCGTCAGCGTGTCGGTTGGCAACGTCGAGCACGGTGTACTCGTTGCTGTTTCGATGAATCCACACGGAGCCAGCAACAACCTGTGCCGTGCGATCAAGATGGGTTGGAATGTGGTCGAAGAGGCGGACTTGCTTGGACATGAGTTCCTCAAAAAACCCCCGGCAGTCGGTGCTGCCGGGGGCGGTTGGTCAGGCAGCGCGGAATGATTCAGCGCGTGGGTGGTGGGGGCAGCTTCCCCCGAGAGGTGGGGGGAGGAGGCATCTTGCTGCTGCGCTCCTGAGCGGCGGTGTTGCCCTGGTTCTTGCGCCAGTGGAACTGACGGGTGTCTTCGGGAACGGCGCCGCTGTCGGCCAACTTGTCGTAGCGCTCCTTGGTCAGGAAGTCCTGCACGTCGCCGTAGGCCTTGACGCCACGGGGCGTGTCGGTGGGGCGGCCGAGGTACGCAATGTAGGCAGTGCGACCCACGAGGTGCTCGGTTGGCAGTCCGTTCTCGGCCATGTAGTCCTCGGTGATTCCAGAGGAGATGGCCACGCGCTTCAGTGCGGCGACCATGCCGCCGATCTTCTTGTTGCGGGTGTCCTCGTCCATGGCGCGGAGGGCTGGGGCGAGTTCACCGTCACTGTCGAACGGCACCGATCCAATCTGACGGATGGTCGATCCGTTGTCGAACTTCATGTGGATGAAGTAGGAGTAGTTGCCCTGCTTGTCGAGCACACCGCGGTCCTCGAACTGGACGATCTCAACGGCGTAGTAGCCAGTGCCGGGGGGCAGGTTGCCAGCGCCGACGGACTTGCAGGTATCTGCGGGAATGTAGAACATGATGAATCCTTGCGGATGGGTTTGTTGTAGATCCGGTTTGCACTGCCGGAACAGCCGTCACTCGGACGGAGGTGGTGCAGCCTTCTTCTTGCCCTTCTTGGGCGCAGGCGGCTGAAGATCGAACATACTGTTGGTGCGTTGCTTCCGAATGACACCGCGTGCGATGCCGTCCTGGATGGCCCAGCGAACATGAAGCTGACCTTGGCGACCCTGGCTCTTTGCGAGCTTCTGTCCCATGGTCGCGCCTGCGTTGACAGCACCGTCGAGGTCACCCTCAACCATGTGGTCAGCAACCTTGTCAGCGACTTGGTCTTGCCACTCCAAGCCCTTGAGCCGAGACAGGCCATAGTTGACGGCGCTGGCACGAAGCAGTTCTCGCACGTTGGGCGGGGCCGTCGCGTAGGACACGCCGTTGCGGTCACCCGTCACCCAGGTGGAGTCGAAGGGGTCCACGTACAGGCCGGTCTTGACCCACGGGTCTGGGTAGTCCTTGTTGACCACAGCGCGGGCGTTGAAGTCGCACCATGCCGGGACACGGACCACCTGACCCTTGCTGCCCAGAGACGGGCCGCCAGGGACAAACGAACCGTCCATGCTGGCGCCCGGTGCTTGCTCGTGTGCCACGAGGAACACGTTCACACCGATGTGCCGGGCCCGCTCAGCCAGCCGCAACAACCGGTCTTTCAACTGCTGGTACGGGTAGAACTTGTCGACCTTACCGCTGTTGGTCAGCTTCGGGTTGTCCTGCCAGTGACGAAGGCTGGACTCACACAGTGCCGTCATGCCGTCCACGCAGACAGCACCGTACTCCTCTGCAAGGTTGTGCTCCTCGACCATAGCGAGGAGTTCCAGCAGTCCGTCCAGCGTTCGGATGGGATGGTCGTAGATGGTGGGCTCGTACCCCCACTCGTTCTGACAGACGCTCATGATCGCGTTCGCACCCTCGCCCGGAACCCACAGGGCGTTCGGGAATGCGCTGGCGACCATTGAGGTCTTTGTGCGCTTGGGCTGTCCGAAGACAAGCCCCATGACCTGGGCAGTACCCATGGTCACCTCCAATGATTTTTATTGTTGTGATGTTGCCCCGCCGAAGCCGAGGCTTCGTTTTTGTAACACAGACCGGGGCAATCTGTGAAGGATTTTCAGCCGAAAGAGCAGAGGTCGAAGGCACCGCACTTGCCGTAGCGGTGGTAGCAGAGCAACTCACTCTGCGTCATCTGCCAGTCTCCTTCGCCCATCTCACCGTTCAGCGTGGCGCTGAGGTCTGATGCCAGAGCGTGTGCCTTGCGGTAGATCTGCCTCGGCAACTGCGCATCGCGCCATGGGGTGGGGGGCACGAACTGTCGGCTCACCGTCCAGGGTGATCGCCTCTGCACGAGGTTGAGAGTCATCCCGCCGAAGTTGTCGTACATCTGCGCGCCAGCGATGCGGTTGACCGCGAACTGCCCGTCCATGGCGTACTGCTGTGCGCGGGTCTTCCCCACACCAGCACCCGTCACCTTGTGGTCCCAGATGTAGACCTTGCCGTCTTGCCTGTGCTGCATGACGAGGTCGAAGCGTTTGGTGACCACGATCGGCTTGCCGTGCTGCAGAGCAGGCACGTTGGGGTGCGGCTCTTCCAGGCCAGGACATTCCAGTAGCGAAGGGTCATCCAGGTTCTCGTCGGTCCATAGCCCGAAGGTGCCATGTTCATTGTACCCGAGAGTCAGTTTCGCCAGACACTCCACCCCCACCACCCGGTCGTGGACGAAGGGTTCGCGCTGCCTGTACTGCCGGAACATCGTGAAGGTGTTGGCGAGGAAGGCGTTGCCGTCCTCTCCTTGCGCCTCTCGTCTTCGGACCCACTCTCGCACTGCTTCCTCTGGAGGCAGAAAGTGATCGGGATCAGTGACATGCTCACCCTCGTGGTCGAAGCCGCCCTGCGTGCAGCCAAGCTGTGCGTAGTAATGAGCCAGAATCGTGTGGCCCATGGACCCTTGGGTCAGGGCGTCGGCACTGAAGAAGCGCTTCTGCTGGACATTGGTGATGTACCAGAGCCGGTCACAAGCAAAGGCTGGCCCCCAGAAAGACCACCCACTGGTCGAGCGCCCGGTATCAAGGAGGGCAGGTTCAGTCATCGTTGCTCCCAAAGAGTGTGTCGAGCACCGAAGACCGCATGGCTTCGCGGTCGTCGATGCCCATGAGCTTGTCGTCCAGGCCTTCGTACTGCTCGGCAGCAAGGAACTGACGGATGGGTCCAATCTTCTCAGCCAGGATGCCTGAGATCTTCTCGTCGTAGGTGCGCTTGGCGAGCACCACCTTCAGCAGGGTGGGTCGTCCACCCAGGCGGTCGAAGCGTCCCTTCCACTGCTCGAAGTCTCCAGGCCGCCACGGCAGCATGGTGAACATGGCGAGGTCAGCAGTCTGCAGTCCGTCGACAGACTCACCGAATGCCTGACCTGTGCCGATGAGCAGGCACGGTCCATCCGACTTGCGGAATGAGATCACCATCTCTTCGCGCTCTCGGTTGTCGGTGCCGCCGTGTCCCCACCATACAACGGGCATGTTGTTGCGGAAGTTGCCGCTCTTGACTTCCTTCTGCAGCGCCTTGGTGATGCGCGAGGCCCAGTCCTCGCAGTCCTGACGCCGTGCCGTGAACAGCACGACCTTGCCTTGACCACGCAGTCCCTCCAACACTTCCTCCACGACGTACTTGCGCTTGCGACTGGACGCCTCCATGAGGTTGGCTTCGAGCGCGCGCATCTTGTCTTCTTCGCTGTGGGTCTTCAGTGCCTGCTTTTCTGCGGCAGCGATGACTCGCTTCATGGCAGCCGGTCTGTTTTGGTCAGACGGATCCAACCACACAACCTGGACACGGGTGGCAGGCAACTCTCCGTGCGACTCGGTGTGCGTGACCTCCTGAATAAGAAAGGAAGCACGCGCTTTCAGTTCCTCGATGTTGCTGCTGCCGGTGTCTACCAGCCCGCCGTAGTCGCCTTCGTGGGCAGCGCAGTAGCGGCGAGCGAAGCGGCGGTAGCCCATGCCGAAGGTGCCCGGCGAGAGCAAGTCCAACTGGCTCCACAGACGACGGGGCCGACCGTCGTCGAGTGGGGTGGCGGTCAGCCCGAGCCGCAGCTTCAGAGATGGCAGGCGGCTCACGTCCATGGCTGCAACCGCACGGGTCTCTCGGGTGTCGGTGGCGGTGCGCCGCCGCTCGAAGTCGATGTTGCCGTCGCTGTCGAACACAGGCTTCCACCGCTTCGACTGTCCAAAGGTGTGAAGCTCGTCGAAGATGAGCACCTCGGGTCGAACCCTGCGGACCTCGTCAAGGTAGTCGGGCAGAGACTGCGCGCCGAAGATGACGAAGGGACGCTGCTTGTTCTCTCGACACTCTTCGAGGTAGCCCTCCAGAGTCTGGTCACCTCTCCGCATCTGACCCTTTGGGATTACCCGGAGGGGTTTGATGTGGGTGTACTC